CCCCCTCCCCACCCCCGCTTCTAGACCACTCTATAGGGGCGATGTGTAAGTGGCGGTCTGGGCGGTTTGTTAGGGCACTATCTGTGGCCATTCGACCTGACATCCCACGCTCACGACGGCATTACATAGCCCATTTCGTTGCCAAATCTAATGCGTAGGGATGCGTAGGAATGCGTCAGGAATGCGTAGACAATGCGTCAGGAGGGTGGCCTATTCCCGGCCTCGCAGGTGGCTGGTAGAATGTATTGACGCGGCGGCCAGAATGCTGTACGCTGTCACTAACCCCATCACCTGCCGGGAGGCGTCGTATGGACAAGGCCGATTTTCTCAAGGGACTACCACTGAAGCCGGGACAGAAGCCCAAGCCTGCGCCTGCGCCGAAGCCTGCGCCTAAGAAGGCCAAGAAGTGACCCGTGCGGACGTCGCCCAGTGGGGAGTGGTTAGGCGGAACATACGCCTCCGCTTAGCGGCGAAGTGACTGAGGCCCCTCACATCCAGTCCGGCGTCAGCGGAAGCATGGCCGTCGACCTCTCAACAGACGACGATGGTAACCATGTAATGACGGCTACCAGCTACATCGTCTGCCGCGCCATCGTCCCGCCTGAACTCACGCCCCTTACTACCGGCCACCGTGCCGTCGTAGTCAAACACGTCACTGAGGCGGTTGAACGGGCGATGGTCACGGCACTGGTGGAGCAGAACCTAACCGAGGAGAAAAGCCGCCGCTTCGCCCAACACATCATTCGTTCGGCCCTCGACGGCCAGGACAGCTTTATCGACCGCCGTAATTTCGACCGCTTCTTGGACCGAGGAAACTAGACCCCCGCCGTGCTATCGCCGCAGCAGTTGTATTTCATCGCCGCATCCTTGGTGCATCCCAACGACGACATCGCCGCTGCCGAGGCGTCGAACGTCGAGATGACCCTGGTCGAAACGTGGAAACTCGACCCCGAGTTCTTGACGGCCTTAGACCGGGCGTATAACGACAATATCGATTTAGCCAAAGAACGCATCAAGACGCTGCTGGTCAAGGCCACCAACCGGCTGGACGAGGCCCTCGACGCGGAGAAGAAGGGCAAGTACGGCCTGGAGCCGGACCACGTCGCCCGTCTCAAGGCCATTGAACTGGCGCTGAAAGCCAACGGCCTACTCAACGACCCGAAGGTCGGCGTCAACGTCGACAGCCGTCAAATCGTCCTGGACCTGGGCATGGACCTGGACCTGGACCGGGCCTAGGAGACGCCATGTTACTACCTGATGAAGAGGCCCTGGTTACGTTAGAAGCCGCCGCCACGCCCGGACCTTGGACGAATACACCGGGCGAGGACGCCAACTACATCTACGGCCCCGCAGGGTCTGGGTACTCCAAGTACGATCCGATTGTCTGTACTGGTGACGACGAATACTTCGTCTCGGATAGGGCCGCAGAAGACGCCGCATTCATCATCGCTTCCCGTATGGCGGTCCCTGAATTGCTGAGGCGTTTGGCTGATGAGCGCAAGGACCACGCACGGACGAGAGACGTACTGAGGGCCGAAAACGAGCGCATACGACATTCCCGGTGGTAACGGAATGAAAGGACCCCAGTGACAGCACTCATCATGTGCCCCGGCGAGAAAGGCCGCATCGGCCTTCGTCCGCGTATCCGCGCCGTAGTCAAGCCGCGTTTCGGCACCTTCTATCTCAGCTACGACCCGGACAATCGTACCCACTGGTACGGCCCGTGGCACCTGGCGGTCCAAGTCGCCGTAGCACGTGGCGTCGAACGCCTCTATGCGGCCTATGTCGAAGCCCACATCACGGTCGTAGACGACCTGGAAATCTGGCTACCGGGTCCGGGCATTCGCACGATTCTCCGGGTCCACCGCTGGGCGTTGCGTACCTTGTACCCCTTAGCCACCCAGTCGGATACCGACCTGGACCTGACACGCTTCCGGATGGTCCCGCACCAAGTCCTTACTGAAGGCGTCGCCCCGTGGTACGCCTAGAGAAGCCTCTCCCCCGCCCCACTTCCGCCCCAGTACCGTGATACCCATATGCCTGCCGTCACGCCCACACGCTTGTCCGACATCATCAAGCTCACGCCGCGTCAGAACGACTTCTTCCGCGCTACCCGCGACCACACCTACACCCTCTTCGGAGGAGCCGCAGGTGGCGGTAAAGCCCTGGCGTTGGAGACGCCTATCCCCACGTCCACCGGCTGGACCACTATGGCCGACATCACGGCAGGGTCCACGGTGTACGACGAACATGGCGTCCCCTGCCGGGTCACGACCGTCTTTCCAATCCAGCACAATCGCCCCGTCTTTGCCGTGACCTTTGACGACGGTACGGTCATTGAAGCCGACCAGGAACACGAGTGGCTCACGTTTTCTCTAGCCGAACGTTCGGCCTTACTCCGCCGCTCTGACGCATTCCGTGAACGCCGCCGTGAGCAGCGGCCAAGCAGAGGCACCGGCAAACGCCCCGACCTCGCCGGTCGAAATGCCGTACTAACTCCTGAACGACTTGACCCTCCGACCGGCACTCTACGTACCACTGGCGAACTTCTCGCCACCCTGCGTGTCCGCGACCGCGTCAACCACGCCATTCCAATTGCCAGCCCGTTGGACATGCCGACCGCCGACCTGCCTATCGACCCGTATCTCCTCGGCATGTGGCTCGGTGACGGCACCGGCGTGACCGGCGTCATTACCACCGCCGACACCGAAGTCATCGACCACATCCACCGCAGCGTGACTAAAGTCCCTAGCGCCAAATACGCCTACCGCGTCGCGGGTCTGACGGTGCAGCTCCGTGCCCTTGGGGTCCTAGGTAACAAACACATTCCAACGGCATATCTTCGCGCATCCATCGCCCAACGCTTGGCCTTACTCCAGGGCCTGATGGACAGCGATGGCTACGCAAAACCCGATGGCGCGTGCGAGTTTACGGCGACCCACCGTCTGTTGGCCGAACAAACACGAGAACTGGTCTTGACCCTCGGTGGTAAATGCGGCTTCAGTGAAGGCCGCGCAATGCTGTACGGTCGAGACTGTGGCCCGAAGTACCGTCTCACCTTTCGGCTCGCACTTCCGGCGTTTCGATTGGCACGTAAAGCCATAAGCCAGAAGCCACCCGAATTACGTGGTCCGGCAACCTGGCGGTACATCGTCGATGTCAGCCCCCTTCCGTCGAAGCCGGTGCGCTGTATTGAAGTAGATTCGCCCTCGCACCTGTACCTGGCCGGAACATCGTTTGTCCCGACGCACAACAGCTACAGCCTGCGCTGGTGGTGCGTTGCCTTCCTGCTAGAGATGGCCGCGAAGGGATTCAACCACGTCCGAGTCGGCCTCTTCTGTGAAACCTACGGCGCACTCGCCGACCGTCACATCGACCGCCTCTCCGTCGAGCTTCCGCCCTGGCTCGGCAAATACAACGACACCAAACGCGAGTTCAAACTCGCCCCCGAATACGGCAGCGGGGCCATCTGGTTCCGCAACCTCGACGACCCGTCCAAGTACCAGTCGGTCGAGTTCGCCGCCATCGCCGTTGACGAGCTAACCAAGTCCACCGAGCAAACCTTCTGGGACCTCACCCACCGCCTGCGCTGGCCGGACTTTGAAGACACCCGCTTCGTCGCCGCCACCAACCCCGGCAGCGTCGGCCACCTGTGGGTCCGCCGTTTGTGGATTGACCGTAACTACGACGATACCGACTTCTCCCCAGACGAGTTCGCCTTCATCCCGTCGAAGGCCACCGACAACCCCCACATTTCCAAGTCCTACCTGCGCAAACTCGACCTGCTTCCCGAACGCATGCGAGCGGCCCTCCGCGACGGCTCATGGGACATCTTCGAGGGTCAGTTCTTCAGCGAGTGGTCACCCTCACGCCATGTCGTCGACCAGCACGAGCTGTGGCTGCCGCCAGAGTGGGAGCGGGGTGTTGCTATCGACTGGGGCTTCAATGACCCCTACGCCGTTCTCTGGGGCGCACAGGACCCATCGAACGGCAGGCTCTACTTCTACCGCGAACTCTACGACCGCCAGGTCTCGGAACCCGAACAAGCCCGCCGCATCGCCATTGCCGGGGCTATGGAACGCCGCCGCTTCGCCGTCTGCGACCCAGCCATGTTCAGCAAACGCGGCGCACAAACCCCCAGCGTGGCCGACGTCTACGCTGAACACGGCGTCACCGTGACCCCCGCCAACAACGACCGCATCGGCGGCTGGCAGTTGGTCCGTCAGGCCCTGATGCCGCTGGAAGACGGCAAGCCCGGTCTCATCGTATCGAACGCCTGTGGCAACCTGATACGCACCCTTCCGGCACTGGTCTACGACGACCGCCGCCCGGAGGACTGCAATACCAGGGGCGAGGATCACATGGCGGATTCGGCTCGCTATTTAGTCAGTGCATTCAAGGGGATTGGCCGGTCCTCGGCATCCCTCACCAAGGACGTCAAACGCAGACGCCCCCAGTTCACCCGCTCAATCAGTTGGTAATGCCGCATCCATCGGCGTTGGAGCGCCCTCATCACTATGTTTGAAGACCTCGAATCGCTCCTGCCTGGCGACGACCTCGGCCCGGCCTACGGCAAAACCAAGCGCCTCCCGCGCCCAAAACTCGACGACCTCATCACCGAGGCCAACGAGCTTATCATCCGCGACACGCGACGCGACCAACTGATTTATAAGGGTCGCCGGGTAGCCCGTGCTTCGGTAGAATACGAACACGGCGCGGCTAACGCTGACGGTAACGACCTGCGCGACAAGCTGGTGCGCCTGTCCATACCGAGTGCCCTTACCAAAGAGACGGCCCGCCTTGTCGGTCGCCAGCGTCCCCTCGTCCGCGTGGTGGCCGAAAACGACACCGAAGAGGCAGAGAAAGCCGCCCAACTGCCCGAGGCCTACCTGCGTAACTTCGAGCAGAAGCTCGACGACCGCTTCCAAGCCAGTGGCGGACAAGCCACCATCGGCATCGCACGCGCCATGTATGCGGCCCAGGACGGGCGTGTCTGCGAAATCCTGACGCTCAACCCCGAAGACCCGACCTTCCCGTACACCCACCGTCTGGTCGACCCCGTCGCCGTTCACTGTGTCTGGGGCGATGATGGTATCGACCGCGCCTACCACACCACCGGCATGACCACCGCCGACATCCGCCGCTGGTGGCCTGACGCCACCGCCGTCAAAGGCGAGCGTATCGACCAGCCCCACACCATCATCGCGTACTACGACGCCGACTGGATGGCCGTCATCATTGACGGCAAGGACTGGCTCAAGAAGCCCTTTGCCCACGGCTACCCCAATCACCCCGTCATCTACAGCCACTTCAACGGCGAACCTGGAGCCATCGTTGACAGTAGCAATACCGCCGACCCCTCGTGGGAAGAAGCGGTACGCGGCACCGGCATCTTCTGGGCGCATATCGACGAATACACCGAGTACGTCAGGACCGTCAGCGCCCTGATTTACGACACGGTTATGAACGCCTCGCCACCTATCAAGAAGATGCTGCCACCTGGCAACAACAACTTCGACGCCGAAGTCGCGCCGGACGAACCAATCGACATACCCAACGGCGGTAACGTCGAGTTCCTCTATCGGCAAGGTGGCCTTCCCCACGCCAAGACCACGCAGGAACTGCTTTCCAACTTGATACAAGCCGGAACCTTGCCGATGGGCCAGGCCGACTTCTCCTCCGGCTTTGAACGAATGGTGGCTAGCCAGAAGGGTCAGTCCTTCTTCATCCCATTCGTCGAAGGGTTCCGGGGACACTACCGCCGTATCTACCGGGCAGCACTGGACCTGTATAAAAGCCGTGGCATTCCGACCACCATGGTCGAGATGGGCACCAGTGGACGCCCCATCAAGCGGCAGTTCACGCCCAAGATGGTGCCGGAGGACGTCGTCCTCGACGTTGAGTTTGGCGAGCTTCAGCCCGCTGACCAATGGCAGGCGATGGCCGCAGCCACCCCGATGCTGGCCTCTGGCTTCCTCGACGAATACACGCTCTACCACGACCTGCTGCGCCTCCCCAACGCCCAGCAAATCGTCGACCGCATCCGTGAAAGCCGCAACCGCATGAACCCGGTGGTGGCCCAGGCCACGGCGGAACTCGACGCCCTCTCGGCGTTGGAAGAACGCTACGAGACGGCGATGGGACGCGGCGACCACGACCTAGCGGAACTCGTTATGATGCGGGCCAAATTGCTCTACCAGCAAATGTCCGGCGCTATGGCCTCCCCCGCCCAACCACCCGGCGCACAGAATGGTGCGACTGGCCAGGTCCCTGCCCAGCAACCGCAACCAGGTCCACAAGCATTGCCTATTCAAGGCTTGAGTGGCGGCACTGGAGCGCAGGGACCGGACGCCGGTCCCCCCGGACTTCCACCGAACGTGGCCCCTGACCAGGCCGCGAGTGGTGGCCTGAACCAGCTCGACCCGGCACTGATTGCCGCACTCATGGCCCGCATGACACGCGGTCCCGCCCAACCGTAGGAGACCCATGGCATTCACTGTTGACAGCAACTGGCTCAAATCCGGCATCGACAACTTTATGAAGAACCGAGGCAACGCCGCCGGAGGCACCGGCACGATACAGGACTGGATTGCTGACAATCAGAACAGTCAGAACAGTCAGAACATGTGGCGTGACCTTGCATCAGGCGTGGCAAAAGAGCAGGGCGTCTGGAGCCAGATGGACGACCGCTCCCTTTCAAACTTTGCCGACGCGCTGTCGAAGGCGCAGGGTTTGTCAACCCTTACGCAGTTACGCCAAGGGAGCACACCAGGCAGCAATCCGAATGCAGGGTTCCTCGGCGACAACGACAGCTCCAGCCGCATCGCTAACATGCTCAACGGTGGTAGCCTCTACCAGAACATGGGTGAAGGTCCGGCCCAGGGCGAGGCCCGATCCTCTGGGGGCTACGGCACCGACATGCGTAAAACTCTGACCGATCTGCAAAACGCCTACACCAGCGGCAATGATGCATACAAGAACGCCTTCCAGAACTCCGGCGTGTGGAACACCATGGCAAGCATGGCTGACTCCATGTTCGGCCGTGATACCGCTAGGGCCTGGCGAGATTGGGCTGTAGACGCGGGGCAGAAGCCAATCGGGGGTTCGCACGCCGACTCCATGTTTGGCGGGGCGGGTCGGTTCGGCGACTGGAACCTAGGGTCCAGCGGTTACGGCGGTCTCTACGGCACCTCCGGCCACATCCCCTCACCGCCGTCGCAGGCTGCGCCACCCCTGCCGCCTTATGCAGCGCTGCCTCATGCGTCACCGCCACCTGCCATCAATGGTAGCCTCCCTGGCCCTTCCCACGGCGTATCCGACACACCCGGCTCGCCGTATAACGCCCCGGCCCTGGCGGCTCCCGGTATGCCTGACGGTGTGACCCCGGTACAGGCATTGCGCGATGGCCGCGTCCTAGCGAGCGATGGCCTCTACTACCGACCCGACGGTTCGGGCGGCTACGTGGCGGCCTAATGCCCTTCGGCGGCCAGTTCGGCGGCTTCGGTTGGCAGTCCGACACACCCAGGAACCAGGCGTATGACAAGCTCTACAACGACGCCATCAACAACGTCGGTGGCGGCCTCAGCGGCTTCAACACCCGCTCCTCCCTGGGCATAGGCGACGACGTCCCCCAAGACGCAAGCACCAAATCCAACGCCTATAGCACGCTCCTGAACCTGTCCGACCAAGGGACGGCAGGGTTTCGCAGCTTCCTGGACTCCCGACGTAATGACGTCGCAGGTGGTTATGAAGCGGCGCGTACAGCGGACCCCAGCGGCCAACTCAAGTTTGCCGACTTCCTGCGTGGCCTCGACCTGACCGGCGGCTGGAAGAATGCCAGTGCCAAGGAGACGGGACGTGCCACCTTTTACGGACGTCTCCGAAACTTAGCCTAGCCATGGCGTCCGTCCGGTCTCAGTGGTATACTGAAACGACGGAGAACGTATGCCCCGCGACATCACCGGCAAGCCCCTAGCCGACTGGCTCAGGCGGCAGCATCTAAACGTGGGCCATTGGGTCCATCCAGCGCATAACTGGAACACGCAGTATTATCAGCCGATGGAATACGGCGTGACGTCACGGCAAGACGGACGACGGTTGTATGTAGTCACAATGGTCAAGACCTGGCCCGCGTGGAACATGGGCGAATACTGGACCGTGTACACCGCCAGCATCCCCAGTCGCTTCCACGACCGCACCATCGAAGCATACCTGACCGACCTCCAACTTACTGCGGCCCTGAGCTAGACCCGCTTCCGGCCTTTTCGCGTCAAGTCACAAGCCCCTCCCCCGCCGTGACCACGGCCCGTCAGACTGGCCGCACCACATCCCCCGGAGCGTTCACCTTGGCGATGCCAGGCAAGTTCGGCGGCGAAGCATCGCCCCTTCCC